CGATTTCTCCTGCATATTGAGTTTGAGGACGTATTCCGCTACGAAGTGTATTTACCTCTTGCGCTAAAGTTGCGTTAATTTGTCCTTGCGTTTGTAGTTTTTTATTTGCTACTTCTGCTGATCTTTCTTCTAGCCGTAAAAGAGCCTGTTGTAAAACTATTTGTTCTTCTTTTTGTTTAGTTTCATATTCTTTAAGGCGTTGAGTAACGTTATATTTATTTGTTGCTTTACGCTCTTCGGATTCTGTACGCAAACCGGCTGCTTGGCGTAGCAGATCGTTTTGTGCCTGTTGTTCGGCGTTAAGGCGTTTTGTTACGTCAACAAGTTTTGCGGCAATTTTTGCAGCCGCTTCTGTACTTGCGTTATTGTTATTTAGTACAGTTTGAAGATTTGATTTTCTACGGCTAAGTGCGCTGACGGTATCTGTTAAACTAAGCAGTGCACCACGATAATTATTTACTGCGTTTATATTGATGTCTATTTGTTCGCCAAAAGCCATCAGCAACGTTGTGCTGAACGCTGATTTAATTGCGGTTTTTACTGGATTAAGTGCATCTACAAGTGTTTTTGTATCCGCAATAGCGGTACGAATAGGTTGATTAAATGCCAGTAGGCCTGCTGTTACTGCTGCAATAGCTGGTGCAGTTGCTTGTAGAGCTGGAGGAAGTGCTGTAAAAGCATTTACTAACGCATCAACACCAGGGACAGCGCCTTTTATAGCTGATCCAACTGCTGTTAAAGCGGGACTAAATAATCCTGCTTTAGTTGCTGCAGCTTCTAAAGCAACGCCAAATTGGTTTACTGCGACTATTGCCCCAGCAACACCAGCACCTTTAGCGATATTACCTACGTTTTTAAAACTATCTTGAAGCGACTTAGCTGCTGCACGACCTTTAGCCGCCATAGCATCTAAATCTTCGCCAATTTTTTTGATTCCTGTATTGGCTTTTATATCTACACGTAAATCGTTTTGTACAATTTTATTTAAGTCTTTTAGTTTTTGTTCGACTTTATTAAGTGCCTGTAGGCCTTCGACGATCAGCTGAATTTTTGCTGAATAGTCGGCCACGCCAGTACATCGGGTTCTGTGTAGTCAGTTTACGCGATAAAAAGCCGCCGGTGTTAACGGCGGCGTTTGGCGTCTTCAATGGCCTTTTCTTGGTCCTCGTTGAGGATTTGGAAGTAGGCGCTCCAGCCGAGCATTTCCTCTGGCGTCATTTGCCGGACTTGCGTGAGAGACATGCCAAGCTCCTTTCCAATACCGAATTGGAGCATGAGCCAGTTGTCCTTACGCAGTTCGGCGCTCAGGATTTTGGGTCCAGCGCCTCGGTGTCATCGGTGAGGATGGCCAGCATCAGTTTCTGGAGATCGGCGTCTTTGACTTCGTTTTTGAGGATGTCAATTTCGCCAGGGGCAAAGAGTTTGGCGCCGTTTTCGTCCATTGCTTTGGTGATAAGCAGTTGAAGGGCGAAGGCGTTGGCGTCGTCGGACTTGGCTTGTTTTTGAGCACGTTCGCGCTCAGCCATGGTCAAAGGTGCCACCCACAACTCAAACTTACTGCCGTCAGACAGTTCGACGGACTTTTTGGAGGGCTCCAGGTTGGCGGCCTTACGCAGGCGGTCAATGGCGCGGACTGGAACGGGCATACCAGAAAAGTGGTTTGTTTTAGGTTAGCAGAGTAGACATAAAAAACCCCGGTTTTTAGGCCGGGGTGTCAGAAACTTGCAGAACAAGTATCAAGCGGTGGTCAAGAAGTCGAACGAGGGAGTGGTGGCGGGGCGGAAAGCGATATCGATGGATTGGGCGTTGTCCGGATCCACGGAGAGTGACGCACTGGTCAGAATCGCATCCAAAGTGATGGAACGACTCAGGGTGTCATCGACAGTCGTGCCACTGCTAATAACACGGTTGGTGTACAGCTTGAAGGCTGCACCGCCTTGTTTGCGCTGGAGTACGTCTTCCACCATGCGGTTGGCAACGGCAAAATCGTCGTCAGCCATGTACACAGTGCACGAGCCGTTGCCATCGCCGAAACCGGAGATGTAGTTTTTGAAAGGGACGTACTGGCCAGGGGTTTGGCCAATTGTGGTGACGTCGATCTCAGCGCGGCTGATGTCAAACTTCCAGCTGCGTACTTGGCCAACCACAGCAAAATCGGCGTAGTAAACCTCAAACTTGTTGGGGCTTACAGCGGTGCCTTGGGTGGTAATGGTGATAACGGAGCCGCCGAGGGTGGCAGAGACGGTCAGGGCACCAGTGCTGGCGGTGTAGCCAATTACGTAGTAGGTAGTGCCAGCAGTCACGCCGGAAGGCAGGGTGCCAGTGGCGGTGCCGCCTGCTTGGTTGACAACGCGGAATTTGACGGGATCGCCAACTTTGAAATTGAAGTAGCTACCAACGTTAAAGATGGCGCCAGCGGCGGTGGTGCCGGCGGGTTTGTAGTAGAGGGCGCCGGACGTGCCGGACAGAACAGTGGTGGCCATTGGGCGTACCAAACGGGGTATTGGGGGCGGGCACTGCCCGGCTTAATACAGGTTAGCGCGTTTTAGATTTGTTACTTACGACAGCACAGTTGCTGTGTAGGAAGTGTCGATTCGACCCATGAAATGAGGCGAAGTTTCCGACGCAGAAAATGATGGGCCGTTGATACTGCCAACGCGGAAAAAGACACCAGAGTTTGTTTTTGCAGTGTTGTTAATTGCTTCCAATACGTTTACTGCAGTATTTAGCAGTATTTGATTGCGGGCAGGCCCTTTTCCTTTTTCGGTAAAAATGCGGATAATGATGGCCCCACGCGCATTGTCGACGCTGGAAGTCAACGTTGGATCGTTGGTAAGGCCAAAAGTGACGTTGACGCGGACGTATTCGGTTGTTGTGTTTGCTGGAGCAGCTGTGATGTTGTCAAAGTAAACGGGTACTGCAGGTACCAGTGAGTTAAATGCTGCGAGCAATGGGTTTTCAACGGCGGCACGGATAGCTTGGTAGTTCATGGTTTGAAACCTAGGCGTACACCATTAGCCAGATCTTTTTGCATGGCGCCACCATCAATATACGTTTTATACCAGTCGAGAGGTGCGCTACTTGTACGGCCACCTGAACCTGAAACATCGCCACGAAGACCGGGTACGGGTCGTGCGCCAGTAGCGACTACTTTTCGATCGCTAACTGGTTTGCCGTCGGGATAGAAATAACCCGGTTTTAGATCTAGGGCGATCTCTGCGTGGTCAGCTAAATTGGTTATTTCAAATTTTGTTACACGTGCAGTTTCTTTAATTGTTGTTTTAAGGACCGCTACGTTATCAAGTGTGTAGGGATATTGACCAAAAGAGCCTGCTGATTGAACAGAACCAAGTGGATCTGCTACCCAGTTATCTCTAAATTCACCGCTCCAGACTGGGCCTGCTTTGGCTAGGCCGTTCATTATTTCTACGGCGCTTTGTCGTGCAGCATTATTGATAGCTTCCCGTAAATCCGGAAGTAAATTTCTGACATCGTTGCGAGCTGTGCCAATGCGGCGGGCCATTATTGAGGTCTCGCAATGAGGGTGTGGAGGATGGCGTTGTCGCCGCGATAACTGCTAATACTGATAATTTTAGCCTCGCGGGTTGTTCCATCTTGCTGGTATTGGATGCGATCCAGCTCGGTTGGGTAATACGTGCCAAGCTCGGCATTGCCGATGATGATTTTTAGGTCTGTGGTTTGATACAAACCGTCATATTCGCGTGGATTGACGTTGGTGATGACGCCTTTTACAGAAACGGTCACGTCGGCGCCAGTGACTGCTCCAGTGGTTGGGTTGTAGGTGCGGGGGTTGCTGGTTTTGATGTACGTCAGGTTTTGGCCCCATTCCACGAGAATTGAGGCCGGGATTGGTGCGAAGGTGTCGTCGACGCGGGACATGACTTAGTTGCGGTACAACCGTACTTGGCCTTGGTTGCCCACACTGGCGGCCCAGCAACCGAGAAAGCTGCGGAGCCAGGGCAGTACGTCAGTAATGCGGTCGATGTTGTTGATCGACATGTCCGTGCGGTATTGGACTTTGAGGTCGCCCAACTCCACGCGGTCGTAGGCGCCGGGACCGCCGGAGGATTTACGCATCAAATCCGGGTTGCCGATCAGTGCCAGGGCAACTTCGGCGGTGGCGTTTTTGATTTCGGTGGGGATGAAGGTTTCGTCGGCTTCGATGCCGTCGCACGTGATGTCGGTGCGGGGCCATTTCAAGGCTTGGGTGGTAGTGGCGCGGTTGCCGGAATATTCCAGGCCTTCCAGCCAGGTGGTGGCGGTGATGACGGCGGCGGCTTTGGTGTCGGCGCTGGCGGCAGTCCAGTCGCCGGAATCCAGGCGGTTGTCGAAGTAGGCCGTTGCCGTGGCGACCGTGATATATGAGTTGGAGTTTGCGCCAGCGAGGGTGGCGTCGACGGTGACGGTCATTTCAGCAGCTCTTCTTCGACGATCCAGCCGGCTTTTTCGAGGCGGCGACGGAGTTGTTTGGCCAGCAGGCTTGGAATGTCAAGCGTTTTTTGCTCGCTGCGGTCCTCCTTTTCGCAGTGGAGGCGGACAGTAGAGGACATTTTTGACGCAAAAACTGTTAGTAGTTTAGAGCCAGGTAGGGATTTTGACGCTTTTTGCTTTTTTGGGTGGGGTCAGCAGGGTGGCGTGGTAGATCGTGGCTCCAGTCAGCTCTAGGTCGGCTTGGCGTTCGTGGCGGGCTGCGTAAGTTACGTCTTCTGTCCAGGTGCGATTATCCTGTTGGATGTAAAAACGTACTATTTTCATGTCCCCACGTAAAGTTGGTGTTCATAGCGTAGAAGGAGAGGTACCAAAACTGGATTTGACACAAGTTCGGAAGTGGGGTGACGTTGCTCCTGAGATTCAGCGGCTTCGTTCGCAAGGTAAGGACATTCCAGCTATTGCTGAAGAGCTGCAAGTTTCTTATGTGCTGGTGAATCAGTGCATTATTCAGTCGTACAAGATGGTGATTGATTCGGTTTATGTGTTTGAGCGGCAGGAAAAGAAACGGCTTGGAATTGAAGAGTGACAAGAAAAAAGGGGCCTTGCGGCCCCCTTTCTTTTGACCATGACTACTGGAATCAGTAGACCGTGGTATCGAACGGGGTGTTGACCAGCAGGCGAGCGATGGGCACCATTTTGGTGGTCGCGTAGGTCAGGTTCCAGCTGGCGGTGGCGGCCAGGTTGCCAGTGGTGGCAGCGTTGGTGGGGTTGTCGCCAGCGGCGGCCCACTTGGTGCCGGCAATGTGGAAACCGTAGTGGTAGTCCACAGCAATCACATCCTGCATGGACAGGATGTTGCGGTCGGCGGCCAGGCGCAGGTCCTGTTGGACGCCTTCCATCACCACGCCAGACTTGAACAGATAGACGGGGTACTTCACCAGATGGGTGGCGGTGCCGCCAGCCAGATAGGTGAGTTGGTCGTCAATCACAACGCGAAGGCCGGCAAAGTAGCCGACTTCAGGTTGGGTCACGCCAACACCGCCTGCACCCCAGGTCACAGCACCAGCAGCAGCCAAGGAGGAGGTGCTGAAGGTCAGCATTCCGATCTGTTGCAGGTAGTAAGCAACAGCCGAGTGCATGGCGATAGTGTCGATCTCCTCGCCGCGTTCGCCAAGGGCATTTTTAGCCTTGATGACGCTACCCACGGAGATGTAGTTGGATTCCGTGGCCGAGGTGGTGCCAGTCACGTTCACTTGGTTGGCACCAAGCACGCCAGCAGCCGAGATGCCACCGAAGAGGCCCAGGAGTTGGGCTTTCAGAGTGGAGGTCTTCAGCTTGTTGATGGCGGCGGTCAGCTGGTTGCGGACGTGGGCCAGGGGATCGGCGCCAGAGCCGAGTTTGCTCAGATCATCTGCTGCGTAGGCAAAGCCACGGTGCAGGATGGTCATGATTTGTTCGTCTGCGGTGGCTTTGACCGGAGTCAGGTAGCCAGCAGCCGAGGTGCCCCAGTTGGCCGCAGAGGTGATCACCTCTTCGGTGGGGTTGATGGGGTCAAAGCACGGGACGCGAATACGGGTGCCGCCGGAACGAGCGTCCAGAGCAGCGTTGCGTTGCACAATGCCGCTTTGAATCCATTTCGATTGCTCGAAGATGCCCTCGCTGGTGTAAGCGAGGAACTCGGGGCGGGTGACGAGATCCGACAGGAAAGTACCGCCGGAATAGTTAGAAAGGTTGGCAGACATTTGAGGGCTCCAGTGGAGTGCGGGTTAGTGGCGCCCCACAGGGGCTAGGCGTTGGCCTCGGCCTTTAAAAGGCGGGCCATGTCGGGATCCTTACCAAGAAGGATCATTTGTTGGGTGACGTTCCAGGTTTCTTTACGCCAGGGGTTGTCTTGACCGGGTAGTGCGGAGGGACGGGCACTGCCTGAAACTCCCATGCCTGATCTATTGGTGGCCGCGAAGTGATGTTCGTAGCCACTGCCTGGGTTGCGAAGGTTAGCGATATACTCGCTAACTGGAACTTCTACGCCGCCGATAACAGCCACAGGCTGTCCATCTTTACTGCGTAGGTTGTCCTGCAATAAACGATACAGCTGTTCCGGTGCAACTGCACCAGCAGTTGATAGTTGGCTGATTGCGACAGATTTGATTTGTTCGCGGGTGAATCCTTGTTGCATTTCTGCAATTTCAGCTTCGCGGGATTGGAGTTGTTGCTTGAGTTCTGCGACTGTTTGTTGGGCTTCTTCCCAGAGTGTTTTGTATTCGCCAGTTTCGGCTAGCTTTTGGGTTTTGGCTTGTTCTTGGGCAGTTTTGAAGTCGTCGAGTTGTTTTTGAAGTTGTTCGCGGACTTCTTTATCCTTGCGGCGTTCACCGATTAGCTCGGCGTTTTTGGCCTTCAAGGCTTCGAGTTGGGTAGCAAAATCAACGGAATCAGCCACAGGCTGCGGTGCAGTCGGCTCCACAGGAGTCGGCGTCACTTCGGTTACTTCGGACACGTTTATGTGTTAAATGGACAAATACAGTGTAACCCTATAGCTAGCTATACACATTAAAAAGGGAGCGCTTGATGCGCTCCCTCCTATTTTGGTTAGGCGGGAACTTCAGCCCAAATCAGCGACGCATCCAGCGAACCGCCGGTAAGAGCAGACGCTGCACCAAATGCGAGATAGCAGCCAGGTGCCACGATGATCGCGCCCTTAATGTCATCTACAAAAGTAGCGACGTTAAGACCGGCAGTGGCGCCAACCGCACCGACAGAGAACGAGGGAGCGATCAAGTTACTAGCAAGCGCTGCGGTGTTGGCAGTGTTGACCATGGCGTAACCAACGCCGCCGGTTGCTGCCAGCGAATAAAGGTTACGAGAAGCGGTTTGCGTGCCGGTTACGGCAACACCACCTTGGTTGACAGCAAAGAAGTTGAAGTCAAGGTTACCCGCTGCAGTACCAGTGGTACGAATGGCAAGACGAGCTTGAAGGATGACCAAATCAATACCGCTTGCGGCAGGATTGAAAAGACCGATCAGCGGAGTACCAGCAGCTGCGCCGGTAAACGCCGAAGGGTTGGCACCAGCAGCACCAGCCTGATACACACGGCCAGCTTTGACGAGCTGGTAGTAATCGGGGTTGAGTTTGGAATCGAGGATTTCACCAAACGAGCCAGACGGCACGTTGGGAGTACCGGCTGATTGCCGGGTTGTGGGCAAAGCGCCCGCTTGGCCTTGGATAAGCATGGTCGTCTCCGGTTAGTTGATAATGTTGGTGAACTGGTTTGCCTGATTGAGATAGTCCCCAATCAGGTTATCGGGTTCATCCCCGACGGACCTTGGTCTGTCACCAAGGGCCGTTTCGTATTGGTAGTGCGCAGATGCTCGAAGCGTAGCAAGAATCTGCAGTAATAGTTCTTGTATGGACTGCTGTGCTTGGTTGGATGGCGCAGACGTAACGGCTGGTGCGCCGATGGTGTCAGTCAGGAGGGCGCGGGAAGCGTTGGTGCCATCCAAGCCGCCAATAGCTAAAGGTGAAATAAAAGTGTTTGCATTGTTATTAGATCCCCCCGTAGAAATTGTTTGGGTATAAGTTCCATATAAGTTATTTAATCCGCCAAACTGCCAACCTGAACGAAGAAATCCACCAACTCCCAATGCGGAACTGAAGCCACTGCTGGTTGTAGCAGTGGCGCCGTTAATTTGACCGATATTTACGCTGGGAGAGCTAAAACACGCGGGCGTAAAAGGCGCACATCTTAGTGTAACAACAGCTCCAACAATGCCGCTTGTATAACTAACAACTATAATTCTGAAAAACTTTGCAGTAACCGGAAAAATATAAGTTGTACCGTTTGTTGGGTTGGTAGCTGAAGATGTTGGAACGTTTTGACCACTAACGTTCCAGCCTGAGGCGTTTGTTTGTAAATACGTCGTATCATTAGTTGTCTGGAAAGCAAGAAGCGCCGTCATGCTTCCAAAAAACGTCACAACAATCGACTGATAGCCAGTCGTATCAATCCAGCCCGTTGGCGTGCCGTTGACGACTTGCGTGGTGCCCACAAACTGTTTGCAGTCAGTCAGCTGTGTGCCGCCATCAACGCCGACCCTGGTGCGTTGAACAGTTCCAGTAGGGTCAATCCCGCCAGTGACTGCAGCAACGCTGGGATCCAACTGAATTGGATCGCGCATTGTGACCTGCAAAGCTGGTCCAGCAGGTTTAGATGGATCAGGTATTGCATCATCTTGCAATACCATTCCATTTAATGTGCTATTTGCGTTATCAAAACTTTCTCTAACAGCTGCAAGTAATCCATTGTCTGTAATTGGCGTCGAATCACCATCTAAAGCCGGAAGTTTTGAATCAAGTGAGACAAGTGAACTATTTCCTGCACTTTGTAATGTAGCGGTGGCTGCGTCAGTAGGTAAAGGAAGACTGGAGGCACTGATGGGTTGTGTAACATTTGAACCATCAACAGGAACCCGGCCACTCACCAGTGCAGGTGCTTTGGCATCCAGCGAAGCAAGACTGCTGTTGGCCGTTGACTGATTTGCAGCCGTTGCAGCCCCGGTAGGCAAAGGCAGGCTTGCAGCACTGACAGGCACCGGATTGCCGGTGTCATTCTTAATTTCAACTTCACCGACATTGATCGAACTACCAACGTCAACAGGCACCCGGCCACTGCTCAACGCAGGCAGTTTGCCGTCAATGCTATTAAGGCTGGTATTAGCAGTTGTTTGATTTGCTGCAGTAGATGCACCACTTGGTAGTGGAAGATTGACGGCACTTATAGGAACTGTTTGGTCATTGGCAATATTGACTGAAATACTGTTGGCAGTTGTTTTGGCGCCAAGGCGTGCTTGTAGCCACGTATAGACAGACTGGACAGTCGCATCAAGAGCTAAATTTCCAAACGCATTACGAAGTGACATTAAGGGATACCATCCTCAATCCATAGTGTAAGGTCTCCGCCTGACGTATCCCACCAGGCGTACTTAGTAAAACTTTGTAATTCAGTGCTAGTCGGTTGACTTGTTTGTATAAATGTAGGTATTCCTGGAGCAGCATTGCCCTGTGGACCTTCTGTACTAATTGTTACTACTGATGTAGTAGGTGTTGAAACTACTGTAGATGTACTATCTTCACTTACTACTATTGTGTTATTTAACTCTGAAATATTTATACTTGTCATGCTGTGTATCCCTCACTTATGTATATTGTACCTTCTAAATAGTATTCTTTTAGTCCAGCTGGATTAGTTAGTAGTACGTCATAGTATGCTTCATCAGGAAATGTTGCAGTATCTGCAGATGCCAAAGTTATGGAAATTGTTCCAGTAGCACGGTTAGTATAAACAATAGTAAAATCTGCATATTTTGTAGTTCTGTTTTTATTCCAGACTTGGGCTGCAGCATTCCAGCCGGTTAGGTTGATGGGGTTATTTGTGCTGTCTTTGAATTGTAATTGTAGTGAATAGTCTGCTCTGCGTTGGAGAGTTATGTTGTATGTTCCGGGAGCTACTGCCATTTTATTTTCCCGCGTATTTGCTGATTGTAGAGGAAGCTGGCTCTGTAGGAAGTGGAGTGGTATGAGATTCGGGGGTTTCTTGAAGGCCTTGTGCCAGGTTGGTCAACTCGGCGTCGATGTCAAGGTCGTCGGGCAGGATTTCGCCAGCCTGGAGAATGTCGAGCATTGTATGGTCGGTAATCTTGCCGGCTTGGTTTAGTTGGATGATGGCTGAAATGTCTTGGCCGATCAGGCGATAGTAGTCGAAGTCGCGGGCGATGCTGATTTCGGGTGGTTCCAGGCCGATGTATTCGGCGGCCAACTCGAAGGCTTGGTTGAGGGCGCTTTCCAGTTCTTGGCTGATGATGGCGAGTACGCTGCTCGACTGGGCTTGGTCGATGCGTTTGGCCTCGGCAGACTCGGCAACAAACTTTTGGCCGAAGAGTTTGGTGACGCCAAGCGTGGACATTTGGGCTTCCAACGCTTGGAGCTCATCGCTTTGGGCGCGGAAACTCGTGGCATCCGCTTGGACGTAATACGCCTTGTTGCCCGGTTGCATTGACAAGGCATAATTCACGCCAACGCTGGTGCTACCTGCGTCGGGGTCCCAGCCCTCAAGGATGAGGATGGGCATTGCGGCAATATGTAGTGCGTGGATTAGATCGGCCTGACGTTGGTAATGCGTCAGGTTCAAATTGGCAATATCCAGTAGAGGGGGTTGAGAGCGGAGCATTCCACGCCGGTTGGAGTAGATCGGCACCAGTGGGATTTTGCCGAGGCTGTAAGTGCCGGAGGCGTATAGGTCGATGGTTTCTTGGCCCAGGGTGTAGAGCTCGTAGCGGCCTGGGTAGATGACACGCATCTGTTCGACTTGCTCTTCGCCAAAGTCGTTTTTGGGGATGGTCGTGTACTCGTGGATGCGGACTTGCGTTAACGCGGAGCCAGGCATTGTGCTTTCCTGGCGCCAACCCCAGATTTGGGGGGCGTCGACATGGATGAAGTAGGGGCGGTTGCCCATGGCGCGTTCTTGCGCCAGGTTCATGGCGTTGCCGGCGGGTGGGTAGTCCACCAAGATTGCGCTGTGGCCGTAGGTCAGGCTGCTTACCAATGCGCGGCGTGCGTATTCGTTGATGCTGGAGCCGATGCCGTCCACGTTGTCGGCAAATTCTTCCCAGTAGGGGTCGCCTTCGATCTTGATGGGTTTGCGCAGGACTGCTCCAGCAGCCGTCTCGATCAAACGGTTGGTGTAGGGGCTGAGGACGCTGCGGGCAACGCGGGCTTCGTAGGCGTCGTCATCCTCGCGGGGTTCTTGGGGTAGATAGGTGGTGGATTGGTTGCGGAGATAACTGGTGCCGTGAGTGACGGCAGCCATGACCTGCCAGTCCTCCATTTGTGCGATTGCCTCGATCGAGCGCACGAACGGGGATTCGCTTACTACAGCGTTGTTTGGTTGGGAAGTGCCGCTGTAGACCACGGTTTTAATTTCTACTGTCTACCTATTTTGGCATTTATTTGACGTGTCACCACTTGACTTTGTTGGCCCAGTAGGCAGCGGACATTTTGCCCTTGGCGATATTGGCGGCGTGGCGGGCTTTGAAGGCTTCGCGGCGTGCGCGAGCAGCGGCGGATTCGCCCTTGCGGTAAGGCGATCCAGTCACCCCTTGTTGGCCGAAACGGATAAGTTTGATTTTGTTGCCCTCTTTTGCGAGGACCGCGTGGGATTTGTTGGGGTTATTTGGGGTGCGTTTGGGTTTGTTGTAGCCAGCGAATTGTTCGCCGTGGTAGTTAATCATCGTCTTCGTCCTCTACTTCGATAATAACTTCGATGCCCGAGGCAAGGCGGGCCATCAAGCTGGCAAAATCGTCGGGATCTGTGGGGGTCATGAAGACGAAGGTGGCTTCCGTCAAGCGGCTACTAGCGTCTACTTCCATGTGGGTGCAGCCACCTTGGCAAATTCGAGTGCCCATTACATCGCCCCAACAAGGCAGGAAACCGTAGGACCTGCGGGCATGGATGTGATGTGGACGCGGACGTAACGGCAGGGTGTTCCAGCCACGTAGTAAATAACCGTGCCGTTGCTGTTGACGGTTTGGCCGGTGTTGTTTTTAGTGCTGACGACGATATGGCCCCAGTTGGTGCCATCCAGACTGCCGTCAAAGTCAAAGTCGATGTTGCCAGCAGTTAGGCCGGTGACGGTGACTTGAAACGTCCAGTAGTTGGCAGTGGCATCGATAACGGTAAAAAAACCAGCGCTGGTGAGAGTTCCAGCGTTGTAGATGGTTAGTTCGCCGTCATAAATGGTGGCTGAATTGGTAGCCATAATTCTCTTTTAGGCCTTCTTTTTGCGAGGTTTAGCTCGCTTTGCGGTTTTGGCGGCATTTTTCCAGTCGGCTGCCGATGGGGCGTCCTTGGAGCCAGGCTTGTTCATTTTTTCGCCTGAGCCAGCCTCGATGCGTTTGCGTTTGGCGTTTACGTTTTCGTAGAGACCGCGTTTAGCCATCACTTCATGCCCTTTTTAGGAGATTTTTTGGTGCCTTTTTTGGGCGGTTTAGACAAACCAGCCTGGGAAAGTGCGATGGCGACGGCTTGTTTTTGGGAGGTGACAACGGGGCCTTTTTTGCT